TCAACCCACTGCCAGCCCTGGGGAATCCACTTGACCGCGAGGTACTGGCGGCGACGAGCTGGCCCGCCTCGAGTGAAGCCCGGGGCATCCAGGGCCCCGGCGAGCACCGCCTGCTTCATCCAGGCCGCCCAGACCGGGCGGCACATCTGATGCACCAGCACGCCGTGCTGCACCATCTCGCAGCGACGCCGGAACTCCAGCAGCCCGGCACGGATAGACGAGTAGTTCACGCCGGTCAGATCGCCGGTCAACTGCTCGTAGGTGATACCAATGGCGGCGGCGACCGCGCGGAACTGGGTGCGCAGGAATTCGGAGTACGAACCACCAACATCAGCCGGATCGGAGAACTTGATGTCCTCGCCCGGCTCCAGGATCTGCAGCGTGCCCGGCTCCAGTCCGGCAAGCGCAATCCCGTCGGCGTCCGCTGCACCTTCGCCCAACAGGTTGTCCTCAGGGTTGGCGCGCGTGACGAAACCCGCGAACATCGCGGCGGTCTTCTTGCGCACCAGCTCGGCGTCGTCGTACTGGTCGAGCTCGTTGAGCTTGACCAGGGCCCGCGACAACCATGGCTCGCCCCGGATCTGCCCCGGGCGCAGCACGCGGAACAGGTGAATGATCTCCTTGGCGTCGATGCGCACCGTGTCCATCCCGCCCTGGCCCGACATCGGAGCCAGTCGCCCGTCCTCCGGGTGCGAGCGGTACAGGTGGTAGGCCACGCGCCGCCCAAGGTTGTCGAACTCGATGCCGGAGCGCACGACGTTGCCGGACGGCAGATCGGTGTTCAGGTTGATGGGCAGGTGCTCGGGCTCCAGCAACTGGAGTTGCAGGGGCACCGACAGGCCATCCTCCGGACGGCGTGGCCGCAGGCGAATCAGGCATTCGCCACCTTCGAGCATCGCCCGACACGCCAGGGCCTGCAGGCCATAGAAGTCGGTCTGTCCCGCCGCGTCTGCTTCCTCAACCCAATCGCGCCACAGTGCTTGCACCTCGGCCTTGAACCGTTCGTCGCCAGACAGGCTCTGCGGCTTGATGCCGGTGCCGACCGCGTTGGCCACGAAGGCTTCGATACCGGCCTGCGCCCAAGCATTGCGGCGGACGAGGTCACGGCTCTTGCCGCGCAACTCGGCGTTGGTTGTCAACATCGCCGCGACCGCGCCCGGGTTGCCGGGCATCCAAGCCAGCGAGCGACGGCCACGACCTGCGGCTTCGTGTACTGGCGAGGCACCGAACAACCGGCGCACCGTTTGGGAGAACCACGCCATCTCAGAACCCCTTGCGCGTGGTGACGCGGATCTGGCGCGGCGCACCGGGCAGCAGCCCGGTTTCAGCCGCCTGCTGCAGCATTCCGCGCCTAACCTCGCGGATCGCGGCCATCAGTTCGTCGACCGAGCGGTACTCGACCGTCTTGTCGGCAAAGGTCACGCGCCGTTCGCCCTTGGCGAGCGCGCTCTCCAAGGCCTGGAGTTGGATTTCTGTGTAGGCCATCAGCGGTACACCACGAGGTTGATTTCGGACGAGTCGTCGAACGACGTTGCTGTCGTCGCGCAGGAGATGTCGACGTACTGGGCCGTTTTCAGGTCGGAGCTGGCGCGAACGACAGCCACACGCTGCTGGCCGCTGTTGCTGCTGCTGCGTGCGAGCGCCGTCCAGCAGTAGTTCGCATCCGGCATCGCCAGCGCAAAATGCACGCGGTAGCGGCCCGCCGCTGTACGCACGACGCTGGCCACGTTGTGCGCGCTGCCGATCACGATCTGACCGCCCACGTAGCCAAAGCTCACCCACACCCGAGCAAGTCCAGGGTGCGTGGCGTCGATCTTGGTCTTGACCTCGAAGCCGATGCGCGCAGCCAGGGCGGCGATGCTGGACGCGAGGCTCATCAGGCCAGCGCCCCGTCGAAGATCACGACGAAGTCCGTGTCGGTGTTGCCAACATCGACGGCCGCAACCGCGCCAATGTTGGTGCGCGCCTGAAGTTGCTCGGCAACGGTCAGGGTTTGCGCCGCGTCGTACCGCACCCGCAGATTGACGGCAGCGAGGAGCGCGTCCAGGCCCGTAGTGCCGTTCTGCAGCAACTGCTGGATCTCCACCAGGGTGTCGTAGGCGGCGTCTGCTCCACCGAGGATGTCGGCCTTGAGCGCGTCGAGCAGCGACACGATCTTGTTCGACGAGTAGGTGGTTGAGGTGGCGATCTGGTTGTCGTCGATGGCGGTTGCGGAGAGCACCGCCGCCTTCAGTTCGTTTATCGCCGCGACCAGACTCGACTTGTCGGTGGTGGACAGGCTGGCTAGGTTTCCCGCCGTCGCCCGGACGTCGTTGAACTCCTGGGCGACCCGGATGACCAGGCTCTCGATACGGGTGGCAAGACTCATGTGTTCTCCTTGGTTTGAAGCGGCCGCCGTCAACGAAGCCAACGGCTTCGGATGACGCGCCGACCGGAATTGCGGGTTCCAGAAGCAGCGAGGCCACCGCTGGGGGTGGCCTCGTTCAATTCGATGTTGTGAATGGGCGGTGGCGCATCCGGTGGGGGCGCTACCCCAAGTTGACGCTCCAACTCCCGCCAGTGGCGATCCTCGAAGCGGTCCAGTCCCGCCGCCGATGCGGCGGCGCGGGCGTAGACGTAGCAGTCGAGCGCTTCGTTGCGCTCTCGCATCTTTTGCCATTCGCGCACCGGGAATCCGTTGCGGTCGCGGCGCGTGATCAGTTGCTCGGCGCAGAGCTGCTGGATGAACTCGGCGTCGATCTTGGGCAGGTGGACGAAACCGGCCGGGTAGGTCACCGTCACGCCGTCGTCGGCCACCTCCGCGCTCTGGCGCAGGTGGTTGTAGAACTCGAGTTTGGCGAGCCCCACCGCGACCGCATACACCTTGATGCCCCGGCGCAGCTTCTTGCCCGCCTGCGAGACATCGACCGCCGTCGGTGTGCCGATCAGGGCCGCGCCCCCCATCGAACCCGTCCGCACGCCCTTGACCGCCATCACCCGCGCGTCGCGGCAGGCGCGCACGAAGGCGTAGGCCTCCTGTGTCGCAAAGCCGGTGTCCAGCGCCAAGCGGGCCAGCGGCATGGCCGCGCCCGAGGCATGGGTCCAGGTCTCGGCGAGCATCCCGCCCAGCGCCTTCCACACCGCATCCCGTGCGGTGTCGCCCATCAGCACCCGGTGCTCGATGAGCCAGGCCTCCTTGCCGCGCCCGAAGGCCCAGACCGAGACCTCGATGCGGTCCTTCTGCACGTCGGCGCCGGCGGTGAGCAGCAGGCCGCCTGCGGGAATGGTGCCGATGGCATAGTCCTCGCGGCGCTCCAGCAGGCGTTGCCAGTCGGGCGCTTCGCCCTCCTCGACCCAGGTCTCGCCGAGCTCGGTGTTCTTGAAAGTCTTGATGGCAGCGGCCGATCCCGACTCTTTACTGACGGCGGCTTCCCACGCAGCGGCGATCTCGCACCAGGCGCGCCAGCCCAGCGGGCTGTACAGCGACGACAGATGAAACCCCGCCGTCTTGCCCGAGCCTTCCGCCGTCGCGCGCCACTCGCCGTGCTCCAGCATCCAGGTCTTGTGGTGCTCGGCGATCGCCGTCTCGCATGATTCGCACACATACGCCGCCGTCTCGGGCCGGCCCTTCTCCCAACGCAGTTGCTCGAAGCGCAGCCACTGCCGGTGCGAGCAATGCGGGCAGGGCACGAAGTAGCGGCGCTGGTCGCTGGCCTCGTACTCACGCTCGATGGCCGAGGCGCCCGCGATCGTCGGCGTCGAGACGATGAAGATCTTGCGCCGCGCAAAGGTGCGCGTGCGCGCCTCAGCGAGCGAGATCGCATCGCCCTCCCCCTCGACATCGAGCGGGTAGGCGTCCACCTCGTCGAGAAAGAGATAGCGCACCGGCATCGAGCGCAGGCCCACCGCGCTGTTCGCGCCGGTCATCACCAGCACGCCGCCACGAAACTCCTTGGCGAGGATGGTGTTGCCCGAGTCGCGCGAGCGGGCCGGCGCGATCAGTTCCGAGAGCACCGTCGACTCCTCGATCAGCGGATCGATGCGCTGCTTGGAGTTGCGCTTGGCCATCTCCACCGTCGGCCAGACCGCCATCATCGGCCCCGGCGCGTGGTGGATGACATAGCCGATCCAGTTCGACCCCATCTCGGTCGCACCGAGCTGCGCTGCCTTCATGAACACCACACGCTCGACCGGCGAGGTCGGCGACAGGCAATCCATGATGGCCTTGAGGTACGGCGTGCGGCTGGTACGCCAGCGCCCCGGCTCGGCAGACGCCTTGCTGGAGAGCATCCGGTGGCGATCTGACCATTCCGATACCGTGAGCAGCGGGTCGGGAGTAAGCCCGTCGCGCCACGCCCGTTCGATCTCCTGCGCGCCTTCGTAGTCCATCGTCATCAATCCACGCGCGGGCGCAGCTCGCCCAGCTCAATCAGGTGCTCGCGCACGGCAGCCTCCAGGGCCACGTGCATCTGGTGCGCATCGACACCGAGCGTGGATGCCATCTGCCCCGAGATACGCGCGGGCCAGTTCAACCACGCGTCGCGCTCGATGCGCGCAAGTTTGAACACGTGGGCCACGGCCTGCGCCCGATCCACCAGTTCCTTCTTGCGGTGCGCCAGCTCCACCTTATTGAGCTGGGCTTTGAGCACTTCGTTGACGGTGCGTGCCTGTAGCAGCGATGTCCCGCCCGTCGACAACGGTGGGGTGCCGGGTTCGGGCACCTCACGCTCGGGCAGTACGCGCGCCTTCGAGGGACTGACCTTCTCCGGCGCTGCCGCCTTGCGGGGTTGCAATGTGTTTTGTGCCCACTGCGCGTCGGCGGTATCCGGATCAATCGTGCCTTCTGGCAGCGGTGTGATCCGCCCGGTGTCGATGGCCTTCTTCACGGCCACGTGCGACACGCCACGGTGGCGCGCGTAGGCGCGAATGGAAAGTCCCATCGTCACCTTCAATCATTTGTTCGTAATGTCCGCAGATTGAGCTTGGCTTCCATCGAGAACAGCGCGTTCATCACGTCACGCCAACCAACCCCGAAAGGAAAACGCCATGAGCCAGATCGACACCATCCTCACACTCATCGCCCAGAAGCATCTCGGCATCGAAACCCTGCAAACCCGCAACGCCGACAGCCTCGACTTCCACGACACGGCGGTGTGGTGCCTCAAGGACGCGTTGGAAGCGGCCTTCAAGGCGGGCGTCGAATTTGGCGCATCGAGCCCGAAGGCCACGGAAGGGGAAATCGCCAAGGACTGACGGGAAAGCCGCCAAGCCAAGCAGAAAGCGCTTGGCTTCAGTCCCGGACAGCGCGTTCATCACATCGTCATCCACCACCCCCGAAGGAGCAGCCCATGACCACCACCAACCTGACCCCGGCCCAGCACGCCATCCTGGCCAAGGCCATCAACACCAGCAGCGGCAAGATCGACTGGTTCCCCGACAACATCAAAGGCGGCGCGCGCAAGAAGGTCCTCGACGGGATGTTCAACCGTGCCCTGATCACCAACGACGGCACCGACTGGTTCGTCGCCGCCGAGGGCTACGACGCACTGGGCATGAAACGCCCGGACGTCACCCCGCCGATACCGGAAGTCGATGCCGAACTGGAGCACGCTGTGGCCACCGCCGAAGCGACGTGGACGCCAGCACCGGCGCAGGCCAAGCCGCGCACCCGCGACAACAGCAAGCAAGCCGAAGTGATCCGGATGCTGCAACGCCCCGAAGGCGCAACCATCGGCCAGATCTGCACCGCCACCGGCTGGCAGGCGCACACGGTGCGCGGCACCTTCGCCGGGACTTTCAAGAAGAAGCTGGGCCTGACCATCGTGTCGGACAAACCGCAGGGCGGCGAGCGGGTGTACCGCATCGCCTGATCAGAAAGATCGAGAAAGAGGCCAAGCGGCGCTTGGCTTCTCAATCGAACAGCGCGTTACTACGGGTGTCGCAACGATCATCCCGAAGGAGCCAGAGATGAACACCACCACGCAGATCCCCGCCACCCAGAACGAAGCCTGGGGCTTTTGGGGCACGATGAACGAACACGCCAGCGCCGCATGGCCCCTGGCGATGACCGCCATCTCGGGCGCCACCAGCCAGCCGCTCGAATCGGTGCGGGCCTTCCTCGACAGTCGCCACGGTCGCCACTTTGCCGACGACGTCCAGAACGGGCTTTACGAGGGCAAGGCCCTGGCGGACGCGATCAACGCAGCTACCCAGCGTTGGATGGGCTGGCCGATTGGCCGCCAAACCAGCAAGCAATACGGCATCCCGCGCGGCCTGCCATACCTGACGGGCTTTGTGATTCACTGCGAGATCGTCGAGGAATCGCTGGTCGCTTGATCAAGCAACGCGCCATCCGCCTCGCGGGTGGCCTGCTTCCCGGTGAACTCTTCCCACCGACGCACGATCACATCCACGTACTTCGGATCGAGTTCGATCAGCCGCGCAACGCGCCCTGACTTTTCCGCTGCGATTAGCGTCGTGCCAGAGCCACCGAAGGGATCGAGCACCACGTTGCCAGGGCGGCTCGAATTGCGGATCGCGCGCTCGACCAACTCCACCGGCTTCATCGTCGGGTGCAAGTCGTTCTTCTGCGGCTTCTTGATGTTCCAGACATCCCCCTGGTCCCGGTCACCACACCAGTGGCGTGTCGACCCCTCGGGCCATCCGTAGAGGATCGGCTCGTACTGGCGCTGGTAGTCGGCGCGCCCCAGGGTGAAAGTGTTCTTGGCCCAGATAATGAAAGTCGACCATTTGCCACCGGCGGCGCGGAAGGCAGCCTGCAGCACATCCAGTTCGCTGGAGGACATCGCCACGTAAATCCCGCCCCGGCAATGCGCCACCGTGGGCGTCAGCGCTTCCAGCAGGAAGTCGTAGAAGCCATCCCCCAGGTTGTCGTTCAGGATCGCGCGATCCTTGCCGCGCATCTTGTCCTTGGCGCTGTTGGCGTAGTTCACGTTGTACGGCGGGTCGGTGAAGACCATGTCCGCCAGGTCGCCCTGCATCAACCGCTCGTAGCTCTCGGCCAAGGTCGAGTCGCCGCACAGCAGTCGGTGCTGGCCCATGATCCAGACGTCGCCCGGACGCGAGATGGGTGTCTCGCTGACCTCTGGCACCGCATCCTCATCTGTCTGACCCTCGTTGTCCGGCTCGTCGCCCGCGATCAGTTCGGCCAGTGCGTCGGCGTCGAACCCGGTGATGTCCAGATCGAAACCATCGAGCTGCAAGGCTTCCAGTTCGATCCGCAGCATCGCGTCGTCCCAGCCTGCGTTCTCTGCGATGCGGTTGTCCGCGATGACCAGGGCGCGGCGCTGGGTCGCACTCAGATGGTCGAGCACCACGACCGGTACCTGTTCCAGACCCAGCTTCTGAGCAGCGGCAAGACGACCGTGACCTGCGACGATGATCCCGTCACTGCCCGCCAGGATCGGATTGGTGAATCCAAACTCCGCAATGCTGGCAGCAATCTGCGCCACCTGATCTTCGGAATGAGTGCGCGCGTTGCGGGCGTAGGGCAGCAGCTTGGCGGTCGGCCACTGTTCGATCTTGTCGGCCAGCCAGTTCATGCCACCACCTCGGCATCCGGGGTGGTGGCGCGCTCAGCGACGACCTGCTCGAAGGACTGACCGGTGGCGATCAAGGTGACCGGCACGCCGGGGTGGTTCTGCTGGAAGCGCTTGATGGCCACGTCCACGTACTCCGGCGCGATCTCCACGCTTCGGCAGATCCGACCGGTGCGCTCGGCCGCCAGCATCGTCGTGCCGCTGCCGCCGAACGGCTCAAACACGATGTCGCCCGCGTCCGTGTAAGCCTCGATCACGAATTCCGGCAGCGCCACCGGGAACACAGCCGGGTGATCGATGTCCTGACCGATCTTGCCCTTGTGGCGCATCACGCGGATCACAGAGTCGGGGATGCGGGTGTCTTGCGTGGGCAGCCCCTTGTGCGTCCAGCCGCCCACCTCGCCATCCTTGCCGCGCATCGCGGTGGACGACCCGTCGGCGCGCAGGTGGGATTCCTGGCCTGCGTGCTTGCAGGGGACGATCTTGTTCGGCTTGCGGCTCTCCCGGTTGAAGTGGAAGACGAACTCGAAGCTCGGCGCGAAGCGGCCTGCCCAGTCGCCGGGCATCCCCGGCCCCTGATCCCAGACGTACCACGCAAAGCGCCGCCAGCCCTGCTGGCGCATCCAAGATAGCCAATCGTCCCAATACTGGATCACCTCGTTGTCGCGGTGGATCAGGCCCAGGTTGACCAGCACCTGACCGTCGCCTGCCATCGGCAGGTGTGCGAACACCCCACGCATCAGGCCATCCCAATCGGAGATGCCACCCGAGGTGTAGTCGCGCTGGTTGCCGTAGGGCGGCGAGGTGAAGCACAGGCGAGAGACTTCACCCTGCATCAGCGCAGCGACCACGTTCCGGTCGGTGGCGTCGCCACAGATCAGGCGGTGCAGGCCAATTGCCCAGACATCGCCCGGCCGGGACACCGCCACGACGGGTGCTTCTGGCACGTCGTCAGCCGCGTCAGGCTCGTCGGCGTCGGACTCTGATTCATCATCTGCGACCGCCACCGCACTGGTGAGCAGTGCCTCGATCTCGGCTTCGTCGAAGCCGGTCAGAGCGAGGTCGTATCCCGCGTCGGACAACTCGGCCAGCTCCAAGGCCAGCATCTCTTCGTCCCAGCCTGCATCCAGTGCCAGCCGGTTATCGGCAATCACCAGTGCCCGCTTTTGCGCGACGGTCAGGTGGGCCAGTTCGATCACCGGCACCTGATCCAGGCCGAGCTTGCGCGCAGCGGCCAAACGCCCGTGCCCGGCGATGATGCCGTTGTCGCCGTCGACCAGGATCGGATTCGTCCAGCCGTACTCGACGATGCTGGCCGCGATCTTGGCGATCTGGCTTTCGGCGTGCGTGCGCGGATTGCGGGCGTAGGGAATCAGCGCCTCGACCTTGCGGTACTCGACGTTGAGCGTGTTCAAAGTGGGAATCCCAAAAGCAAAACCCGCCGAGCGTTACCGCAGGGCGGGTTGGTTGAATGAAGATTCTGGTGGGGTGGTAACTGCGCCTGGGGGTGGTAACCGGAGCCGGTAACCTGGCCGACTGGTAACCTTGCCCGTACCCTGACGCTAAAAAAGCGTCGCGCTCGCGCCCCCCGCATTGGATTCTGGCGAGGAAGGACCCCTTTTGCCTCGGGCCGCTCGCCGAATCGTCACCGCTGTCCAGAAGATAGCCGAAATACTACCTCTGATCGGCCTGCTTTGTTGCACCTCGCAGCGAGCTCCATTTTGTATCTGACCCGAAAGCGCGAGCAAATGCGGCAAGCATTAATCAGCGTTGTGAAATGCTTTGGACTGCTCACTGATCGCACGAGACGTTCAGCCGATCCGCCACCGTCCTCAGCGCCGACTGCCAGCGACGCCACGCCGTCGTTCGGTCGCAGGCAAAGCGGATCGTGATGTCTCGCCAGCCGTAGCGCTTGGCACGCATCCACACAAGGTGGCGCTGCTCGATCTCCAGCCATTGCACCCACTTCATCGTCTCCAGCATCCGGTCGATGGCTTCGGGTGTGGGTGGGAACGGTCGATAGACGTGCTCGTCGGCTGCGAACGTTTCCCACTCCTTGCGCACGATGACAGGCCACGTGTTGAAGTAGCCCTGCACACGCACAGGGGGCAGGCGTCGTCCGGTGCTGGCGGCTTCCTCGAAGCGGGCCGCCACATCCTCAATCGTCCACTCAGTCATGACGCGCCCCCCCGTACAAGCGCTCGCCAATGCGACGCACGATCTCTCGCTCAATGAAGTCCAGACGTTCGTCGGACGCGTTGACCACCAGGATGTGCTGATCACGCCAGCCACGTTCCTTGATGGCGTCCAGATCGGTGGCCTGGGGTTGCAGCCGCCCGAGGGGGCAGCGGTACTGCGGTGTGGGAACTTTCACGTCACACCTCCTGGCCGTCGTCGTGATGCTGGATCGCCCAGTGGAGCAGCGCCAGGGCATCGGCCTCGTTGTCGTCGACCGGGGCGTGCCCGCGCGCTGTGATGGAAGCGATCACATCGTCCTTGCCAGCGTTGCCCTTGCCCGTGGCGTGCTTCTTGATCGTGCCGACGGGCACGCCTTGGTACGGGATCTGGTGGTGTTCGCACCAGGCGGTGAGCGTGGCAAGGAAACCGCCGTAGGCGTGGGCAGCATCGGTCGAGACGTGGCGACGCACCTCTTCGAAGTGCAGGCAGTCGATGCCACTGGTGATGGCCTTCAGCTCGGTGAGCCAGCGCTTGAAGCGCAGGAAACGCATTCCGCCGCCTTCGAAGCGCTGCGGACGAAAGCTTTCGGAACCGCTGGTGATGTGGCCGTCGCTGCCGCGCAGCGCCCAGCCGGTGGTAGTGCCCAGATCGAGGGCGAGGATGGTCGTGGTCATGGTTTCAGTCCTTTTCTCTCTGGCCTGACGGATCGGACGGGTCTTATCGAAACATCCCATGAGGCGCGCACGCACGCGCACGTGTAGGAGTTACGACGTAGTCCGTCCGATCCGTCAGACGCGGTTGTTTCAGTCATCGGCGTAAGGGGTGTAGGACGGTGCGGGCGGGTACTTGAGGCCCACGCCCTGAAACCCGCGCAGTCCCATACCGTTGCGCCATTTGTCTATGCCACGGGTGAGCAGCAGATCGGCAAAGCGCTTTTGGGAGCCCGTGAATTCCCCGGCAGCCTCAGCCCACAGCTTCCAGTCGTTGAACAGCTCGGCGGTCAATGACTTGGCGTTGGGCTCGCGCACGCAGCGCTCATCGAGCCAGCGGCCCAGGGCGTCCTCGGCTTCGAAATACTCCTCGGTGGCGTCCACCACGCGTTGTGGCGGGCTGAGTCGTCCGTGGCGCTGCCAGTCGAGACAGCCCTGCACGGCCCACGCGAGGATGCCGTCACGTTCGGCCAGGAGCTTCTGTTGCAGGATCTTGTCGCGGCGCTCGGGCGGCACGGTGATCGTGAAAGGGATCAGGTGTAGCCTGCGTTTCATCGCCTCGTCGATGTTGCGAATGGCGGGCTTGTGGTTGCCCGCCACGAACAACTTGAACTGTGGGAAGAACTCGAAGAAGTCCTGGCGCATGAAGCGCGCCGAGATCTTGTCGCCACCGGTGAGGTTCTTGAGCTTGGACTCAGCCCAACGTTTGCCCTGTTCAGTTTCGATGGCCGCCACGAAACGCGCGCCGCGCAGTCCCGCCATATCGGTCGGGTGCCGGTCGGTGCGCGTTTCCATGAAGGTGTCCATCGGCGCGTTGGTCGCGTAATCACCCAGGATGGTGGCCAGCGTGTTGACGAACACCGACTTGCCGTTCGCGCCTGTGCCGTACAGGAAAAACAGCGCGTGCTCTTGCGTCGACCCGGTCAGCGCGTAACCGACCATCCGTTGCAGGTAGGACTGAAGTTCCTGGTCGCCACCCGTGACCTCGTCGATGAACTGCCTCCAGGTCGGGCAGTCGCCACTGGGCGTGGCTGTGGTGATCTTGGTCATCCGGTCGGCGCGCTCGTGCGTGCGCATCCGGCCTGTCTTGAGATCGACCACACCGCCCGGCGTGTTGAGCAACCACGGATCTGCATCCCATTCGTCGGTGGTGGCCGCGTGCCTGCGATCAGCACGCGCTAGGCGCTCCACACCGCCGACCGTTCCTGCGCTGGCCAATTTGGCGGCGACCTTGGGGTTGTCGGCGCGCACAGCCGTCTGGCGGCAGACGCTGCGGATCAAGTCCGTGGCCGCCAGCGTGTCCTCGGTGCGCCAGCGTTGCCCGTCCCAGACCAGCCACTTGCCCCAGCCAGCCACGTAGCGCCAGTCGCGGTGGTAGCGGCGCGTGAAGGACAGCGCCAGCGCGTCCTCCGTACCCCAGACAGATTCGTCGCTGCTGACGACTGGATCAACATCATCGGCCACGTCGTGCATCTGAAGGCGCGGCCCGTGGGTGAGGAAGGTGGCGACATCAAAGCCCTCGGCGATGGCATCGGCCACGTCCCAGCCCTCTGCGGCCTCTTCGGGCGGATAAAGAACGTGGCAGGATTTGGCTCCCGCCGACAGGATTGCCTGTGCCGCCTGCGAGGCGTACTCCCAGCCCGGCTTGTCGCGGTCGGGCCAAATCAGAACAGCCTTGCCGGACAGCGGCGACCAGTCGGTCTTATCGACCGGAGCGTTCGCGCCGTGCATCGCTGTGGTGGCCACGATGCCCGCGTCGATCAAGGCCTGCGCGCATTTCTCGCCCTCGACCAGCACCACCTGCGCGGCACTGATCATTCCTGGCTGGTTGTACAACGGCCGTGGATCGGGCGGTGCCATCTTGTGCCGCTTGGCATCCCAAGGGCGGAACTGCTTCCTTTCACCGGGCGGGTCATAGCGGTAGACGACTGCGATCAGCTTGCCGGTGGCGTCGAGATAGTCCCACTTGGCGGTGGCGGGGCCGAGTTCGTCAACCGGCGCGGTTTGCTTTTTGCCTTTGCGCACCGGTGCGGAACGCGCACGACCGAGCAGATCGGCGGCGGCATCGAGCACGCGCGGAAAGTCGCGGGTCACATCGATGCCGAAGTGATTGCCGATCAGCGCGTACACATCGCCGCCGGAGTTGTCGGCACGATCCGTCCATAGACCTGCCTTTTCGCCCTCAAGCACCACCTCAAGGCTGTCGCCAGGGCTACCCAGCACATCACCGATCAGGAACTTGCCCCGGCGCTTCTTGCCTGCCGGGCACAGAGTGAACAGCACCGATTCCAGCCGGGCGAGAAGTTCTGCGCGCAGTTCCTCCCTCTCGGCATCGTTGACGATGCGTGCTTGGCTTTCGGTGGGGGCGACGGTGTCGTTGAAGTCGATCATTCGGCCTCCTCGACAGCGGTATCCGTATCGCCCGCGAAGCGGCTTTGCGCTGCCGCATTGCGTGCCGCCCACGCAGAAAGCTCTGACAGGCGATAGCGCACCAGTCCGCCCATCAGGTAGTGGGGAATCCGGTATTTGCTGCGCATCGCGTGATCAGCGAACCAGTAATACGGCAGACGCAGCGCGGCAGCCGCCTGTTTGGCGTCGATCATCGGTTCAATGCCAGTAGCTGAATGGGTGTTGTCGGTCATGCTTGTGTCCTCCAGCAGCGGTCTTGCCATGCACACATCCGACATTCGAAGTGGGTCGGTTCATGGAAGCCACGCGGCAGCAGTTCGCCTGCTTCCGTGGCCGAGATGACCTTCACCGCACGATCTGACATGCGCTGGGCAAGGGCTGCTTCAAAGGGCACGAGCTCGGTGTAGATCTCCATCGTGTCGGCGTTGAGCGCCGTGAAGATCGCCGGGTGCTCGTGCAGTTCGAGATAGGCTTGGTAGATCGCCACTTGCGCGGCGTAGACGGGCTTGGAGATGGCCAGGCCCTTCTTCTCCAGATCGCTCCAGGACTTGTTGCCCAGGCATTTGCATTCCCACAGCGCGGGATAGGCAAAGCCCTCCGGGCCACCGACGATGACGCCATCGACGTGTCCCTGCAGGCGACCATCGGCCACCGAGAAGCCGAACTGCTCGCCATCGGCCTTTCGGGTGCGCAAGTCAAAACCTGCGTCCCGTAGCCACGCGACCATGCAGTCCTCCATGACATGGCCACGCTCGAAGATGCGCAGCATCCGGCCCGGGGTGTCCCGCCCGTGGTCGATGGGAGCCTTGGCGTACTCGAATTGCAGCGCGCGCTCGCAAGCCACCCCGAGGCGCGAGGCCCCGAGGTACTGGCGCTCGGATTGACGGGCGCGGGCCTGTTGCAACCCGGCGTCGACCAGGGCGGTGACCCGGCCCGCGATGCTCGATGAGGAATTGAAGTCCATCATGGCTTCTTCCCCTTCGGTTCTTCCCAAGGC